AGAGAAGACAATAGGATACTCTCCACAAGACAAGCATTAGATTTAATGGAAGAGATTTGGACATATAATGAAACTTTCGCTTTGGATTGGGAAACATTTCCATTAAAACCTTTTGACAATGATGCCGAAATAATTAGTTGTGGAATAGCATTGTCTGAAAAGAAATCATTTACATTTTTAGTGGAAGATGGTCTACATGACCACTTAAAAAAATTATTAGAATCTGATTGTCAGAAAATATTTCACAATTACAAATTTGAGCGTATGTGGGCAAAAGCAGAATTAGGTATTGATATACAAAATAATATCATTGATACCCAATACTTAGCTTACATTAAGAATGAAACTAACAGAACACATGGATTAGATCATCTATCATTTGTCAATTTCGGTCTAGAAAAGATGAAAGAGGCAGACAAGTACAAAGATGATATGAGAGAGTTCTTTAAAGTTGATCCAGAAAATGCCCACAAATATAATGGTCTGGATACGAAACTAACTTTTAAGAACAGAGATTACTACTTACCTCTTCTTGATGATAAGGATTGGTCAGTTCACCAAATGTTAATTGATGGTGCAGAAGCTACTCTCAAATCTGAGATGGAAGGTGCTTTAATTAATAGAAAGATTCTTAGTAAAAATACAAAAGAAGTAGGTAAACTCAGAGAAGATGAAATTGTTACCCTTAGAGATATGCAAGAAGTTAAAGATTTCGAAGAGGACAAGGGAGAAGAAATAAATCTTAATGCATGGCAACAAACTAATAAGATTCTTTTTAAACATCTAAAACTTAAAAGTATTAAGAAAACTAAATCAGGTGTAAATGATAGTGGTGATGAAGAAGTTTTAGAACATTATAAAGATATACCTTTTTGTGAGCACCTACTTAAATACAGGAAGTTAAATAAGCTTCATTCAACATATTTAGTGGGGGTTGAAAATAGTATCTATGATGATGGTCTGATTCATACTAATTACAACCTCCACTTTACAGAAACAGGAAGGTTGAGTTCTGATTCACCTAACTTGCAGAATTTTCCTAAACATGAGAATGCTTTTGTTAGAGAGATGTTTGTAGTTCCAAAGGATTATTACTTAATGTCTTTCGACTATTCAGGAGCAGAAGTCAGATGTATGGCAATGGAGAGTAGGGACAGGGAGTTGATTAGGCAAATTAATAATCATTATGACATGCATCAGTTTTGGGCTAACAGGCTTAAGAAGATTACAGGAGTAGAAGTAAGCAGATTTGATAGCAAAAATGGTTTCGTATTTCCCTCGTTCTACGGAGCAGGGTACAAATCAATTGCTAGAAATCTGGAACTGGATCAGGATAAAATAGAACAGGCACAAAAAGAATTGTTCACTATGTACCCAAGCATCAAAAGATGGCAAAAGAAACTGGAACAATTTTATAATAAGAATCATTACGTTGAGAGTCTCTTAGGTAGGCGAAGACACGCACCACTTGACTACAATCAAATGATCAACACTCCTGTTCAAAGTCTTGCTAGTGACCTGTGCTTACTTTCAATGATCGAAGCATCTAGAGAAGGGTTTTTAATTCCGTTGATTATTCATGACGATATAACTTTGTACGTTCATAAAGATGATGTTCTTAAAACTTATAAACGAATAAAGAAGATTATGACTCGATGGGACTTCGATTTTATCAACGTAGATTTGGAGATTGAATGCTCAATCGGTACTAACTGGTTCAATCAAAAGGAGTTAGAACTACGAAAAAAAGTTGCATAAATGTCAATTTTTCTCTTGACATTCTTTTAATTTTTGTTATAATATACTATATAAATAATTGATTGAAAAGGGCGCACATGTACCAAGGGGGCGAGAATCCCTTGCAAGGAATCTGAGGTGAGTTCGATTCTCACTGTGTCCACCAATCAGAAAAGGAGATTTAATGAGAAGACATGCTAGGACTGTAAGACGATCTCACATAGCAACTGGAAGAATTATAGATGATTTATCGTTGTCCAGAGTTACAGAAATTTTATTACCTTTTTATAAGGACATGATTGTATTCGGTTCAAAGAAGACAGAAATTAGAGGTCGTTTACGTGGTGGAGAGCCTATGTTCTCTGAAATTTATCGTTATCAAATAGTAAAATAAAAAAGAAAAAGCGAAAGGAAAAGAAAATGGCAAAAGCGAAAACAAAAAGCAATTTTAACGCAGACAGATTAAAAGAAAGAATTGAGAACGCAGGGAGAGAACAGACCACTCATTGGTATTTAAAGACTCCCGAAAATTTAAAAGCATTTAAAACAATAGTAGGAGATAATTTTTTAAGAATGCTTCCTGCACAAAGTCCTGCTGACGATTTTGGATATGATATACATGTTCATTATAATATAGGAGTAGAAAAATTTAAGAGTGCTTTCCTATGTAGAGAAAAGATGTTAGGAGAACCATGTCCTGTATGTGAAGAAAGTAAAAAACTATATCAAGCAGGTAGATCAGAAGATGCAAAAGCCTTTAAGATTACTGAAAGAACTCTATTTTTTGTAATTGATAGAGATAAACAAGAAGAAGGTGTTAAAATATATGATTCACCTACATCTAGTGTAGGACATAATGTAATTAACTTATGTCAAAACAGACGTACAAAAGACATAACAGACATTAGTGATCCTCTTGAAGGTTTTGATGTTATCATAGTGAGAGAAGGATTGGGCAAGAACAATACAAAGTATACGTCAGTTCAATTAGACCATCCCTCAACACCATTAGGAAACGATAAACAGATTGAGGAATACCTAAAAGTAATACCTGAATTTAAAGAAGTGCTTAATTTTCAGGATTATGACGTAATGAAAGCCGAAATGACAGGAGATGCAGCACCTGTTCATGAAAATGAGGAACCTACAGATTGTACTGAGGATGAACTTCCTGAATTCGATGCGGAAGAGGGTGAAAAAACAGACCCTGCAGAAGATTGTCCAGAGGGTTTTGACTTCGGTGAGGATTACGATGAAGAAGAAGAGTGTGCAGAATGTGAAAAAGCTATAAGAAGACTTTGTAGAAAAGCACACAAAGCAATGAACAAAGCATTAACAGAATAAAAATTTAAGACAGTGAGTTAAAGCGTTACTTCTATTCAAAGAACGATATTGTAGGTTCGAGTCCTACTCTCCCCATAAGGGGAGATGGTGAAATTGGTAAACACACGTAAAACACGCTCAACATTTTTCTTCTTAAATTTAACAAATGAGTGGGAGAAGCTTCGGTGAGGAACCCACACCAAAAATAGGAGTAGTGAGAAAAGAGTTACTTCGCTTATAACGAAAAGGTATTGGTTCGAATCCAATTCTCCCCATAAGGGGAGATAGCTCAATGATAGAGCATTAAATCTCTCTTTTCAGTTTTCTCTCCAAATTAAAAAGATAAGAGTAGTGAAATGAAAGTTACTTCCGACAGACCTCTGTCACTGATAGAGGTGGGGAATGGAAATCCCAATAAATACCTTACTTTCGTTATTTTCCTCTCTTTTAACAAAAAAATAGGGACAGTGAGCAAAGTGTTACTTCAACTGTGAAATGAAAAATACACACTTAGCGTTTTCCTTCCCAACAAATTAGGGTAGTGATATAAGAGTTACTTCGGTTAAAAAAACGTTTCGTAAGAATGTTTTCAATAGGTTCGAATCCTATACTCCCCACTAGGGGAGTGTATTTTTTCACTCTTATCAATTTTCTCCCTAAACTATAAGTAAAACGAGGTAGTGAGAATATGGGTTACTTCAAAATCAGCCTTAAAAGCTGACCGCTTTGGTCAAAACCCTTTTCGATTTTCTCCTCATTTATTTTTTTACCCCTTAACCACAGGAGGCGAATCATGAGTAAATTTAACACAAAATCTACTGGAACTAAGACTACAAACTTAGCAGGTGGAGAAGCATTTCAAGAATCACCAGAATTAGAATTCATTTCAATATTATTAACATCATTCGTACAAGATCAGTATTACAGAAGTGCTAGTGATGGAATCAACAGAGTTAAAGCTTTAGTTAAAGCTTGCGACAAAGAATTTTGCGCAAAGGCTGCTATCTATGCTAGAAACGAGTTTGGTATGAGATCAATCTCACACGTTGTTGCAGGAGAGATCGCTAAACAAGTTAAAGGTAAAGAGTGGACTAAGAGATTTTTCGATAAGGTAGTTTACAGAGTAGATGATATCACAGAAATTCTATCTTATTACATGGGAGAGTATAAGAAACCTCTTCCTAACTCACTTAAGAAAGGTCTAGCTAAAGCTTTTGATAAGTTCAATGAATACCAATTAGCTAAGTACAGAGGCGAAGGTAAACAGCTTTCATTAGTTGATGCAGTTAATCTTGTTCACCCTAGTCCTTTTAATGGTAACGCAGATGCTCTTAAGAAACTTGTTAACGGAGAACTCGTATCTAAGGATACTTGGGAATCTGAACTAACTAAAGCAGGACAAAACGCTGAGAGCAAAGAGGACAAAGTTGAGAAGAAAAAAGATGTTTGGGTAAACCTAATCAGAGAAAAGAAAATTGGTTACTTTGCCTTACTTAGAAATTTAAGAAACATTCTTGAGCAAGCTCCTGAGATAGTTCCAGAAGCTATCACTTTATTAACTGATAGAAAGCTAATTAAGAAATCATTAGTTCTTCCGTTCAGATTTAATACTGCTGTGGGTGAAATAAGCAAGACTAACTTTGATGGTTCTAGAGCAGTTGTTATGGCTTTAAATGAAGCTCTGGATATCTCTGTAGATAACGTACCTAATTTAGACGGTAAAACTCTGGTTGTATTAGATGTCTCAGGTTCTATGGGTGGATATTATGGTTGGCAAGGAGATGGTAAGTCACCTGCAGAGATTGGTGCTTTATTTTCTGCTGTGTTAGTTAAAGCTAACAATGCTGATTTCATGAGTTTTCACGGTGATGCTAAATACAAAACACTTAATCCAATGGATAGTACTTTGACTTTAGCAAAGAGTATTAAGTTTACTGGTGGATGCACAGACTTCAAAGCACCATTCATAACAGCTAACAAAGCTTATGACAGAATTATAATTCTTTCTGACATGCAAGGATGGGTTGGATACAATAACCCTCAAGAAGCATTTAAAACTTACAAGACGAAGTATAAATGTGATCCGTTTGTTTACATGTTTGACTTACAAGGCTACGGTACACTACAACTTCCAGAAAGAAATGTAGCATGTCTAGCAGGATTTAGTGACAAGGTATTTGACGTTATGAAATACTTAGAGCAAGATAAGAACGCTTTGGTTAATACTATCAATCAGGTAGTTATTTAGGAATTATGCGGAGTGTATGTGAGCTAGTACTGGTGAAGAGCATACGTCTTTAAAATATTCAAGAGTAACCGCACGAAAAGCTATCGTGAAGGATTTTTGTTTACAGTTAAAGATACAGGTTAAAGACCTGTACTCACGCTCCAATTCTAGAAAGGATTTTAATGGAAGAGTGGAATAAGGAAACAGCTTTAGATGAAGCTGAGATTAATGAGAACGATTTACAAAATGAATGGAATATGCAACCAGTAATATTCCTAGAAAATTCTCTGAGAGTATCTGAACTAACTCATAAAAGAGATACTTTACAAAGAAAAACTGTAGAAGGTTTACTTGAAGTTGCAAATAGTACTGGTACAAAATTAAGTGATGCAGCTTTAAAGAGACAATTAGAAAGTAATCAGACGTTAATAGATTTAAATTTTGATATATCCAATGCTAAAGCTAGTGTGGCATCTTTACAACAGAAAAAAGCTTCATTAGAAAATCTTCAAGAACTTTTGATAAATGGATTAAATGCTGAACCCAAATCACCAGACGAGAAGAGAGCTATCAGAGATAACATAAAAAAGGGTGTGAGGGAAAAGAATGCCGAAAGCAACAAAGGAAGTAAGCAAGACTAGAGTAGAGTTTATTAGTACAGGTTCTATATTACTGAACCTTGCAATGAGTGGAAAGGGCAAGGATGGTGGTTATGCAAGAGGTCGTATAGTAAATTTGGTAGGAGATGGTAGTAGTGGGAAAACCCTCCTTGCCCTAGAAGCTTGTGCTCAAGCTTATTATAATCTGAATAAAAAAGCAACTGATTTATTTCCTGCAGTAAAGAAAATTACAATAGTCTACAATAATGTAGAAGGTGTAATGGACTTTCCTATTGAAGATATGTACGGTCAGGAATTTGTAGAAGCAATTGAATGGGTAAGATTCGATACTGCAGAAACTGTAGGAAGAGATTACTTGAAGAGAGTGAAAGATTTAAAGAAGGGTGAGTTTTTACTTTATATTATTGACTCCATAGATGCCATGAGTTCGACAGCGAGTAAGAAGAGGGCAGAAGATTCAATTAAGAAAGACAAAGATCAAGATGGCAGTTATGGAATGGAGAAGCAAAAATACTTCTCAAGTACTCTCTTTCCTAGAGCTTGTGAATACATGGAAGGAAAGGATGCTACAATGATCTGTATAAGTCAGGTCAGGGAAAACATTAACGCAGGATTGTTCGGAGCGAAGCATTACAGAGTAGGTGGTAAAGCATTAGATTTCTATACACATCAGGTAGCATGGTTGGCACAGATAGCAAAGCTAAGTAAAGAATTTAGATCAACTAAAAAGATTTATGGAGTTAGAACTAAAGCTAAGTTAAACAGGAATAAGGTAGCAAAACCATTTAGAGAAGCAGAGTTTGACATACTGTTTGATTACGGTGTGGATGATATCGGAAGTATGCTGACTTACATGTATGGAACTGCTAGGGATATACAATGGGAAGGTGTTGATTATAAGAGAATTGATCTTATTAAGCATTTGGAAGACAATCCTAAAGAGTATGATAAGTTAGTAGAAATGGTAGTACAGGATTGGGATGAAATAGAAGAGAAAATTAAACCTAAAAGGAAAAGGAGGTTCGCGTAATGGATTTACAAGCAATTCGTGAAAGAGTAGAAAAAGAGATTGATGAAGCTACACAAATGGAATTTGAAAAAGTATTAGGCGACTTGATAAAGCATAAACAAATACATGAAGCGAGATTAAAACAAACACAATTAGATATTAAGCAATCAGAAGAAAGAATTGTTGCCTTCATAGCAGCAGGTATAGAAGAATTTGCTTATGAAAAAAGAATTAATCAAATGTATGGGTAAAAGCTTTGAGTATAATTTGTGGAATAGATGTAGGCTCTGAAAACAGTGGTATTTGTTTTTGGGATACAAAGAGACAAAAGATTGTAAGTTCAAATGACAAACAACCCAATGATATTCTTACAGCACATTCAGCTAATTATATTGTTATAGAGGATGTTGTGAGTTATGGAATGCCAGTTGGAAAATCTACTTTTGATACTTGTAAAGCTATAGGAATGTTCAAAGAAAGGTTTGATCAGATTCATGATGGAAAACCTGTCTATCTTGTAACTAAACCAGAAATTCAATTACATTTTTGTAACACTTCCAGAGCAAAGGATGCTAATATCAAAAGAGTTTTATTAGATCGTTTCGGTGAGAAAGGCACTAAAAAAAATCAAGGAACACTTTACCCACTTAAAAATCATAGTTGGGATGCATTTGCGTTATGCATTTATTTAGAAGATAATATTCTGAAAGGAGATTAATTATGGACACAACAGAAAAAACAGAAGAAACAGCAGTAGAAAGAATACCTGATGCAGTATTAGTTCCAGAAGGAGCTTTTATGGAAGCATTGACTAGAAACAACAAAAAGATCAGGGCTGACAGAGCATTAGCAATATCAGAAGATACTCAACTTTTGTTTAAGAGAAAAGTTGAAGACCTCAGAGTTGGTATTACTCGTATGAAAAGAGAACGAGAAAATATGCTTGACTTGTCTCCAGAAAATGCAATGAGTCTGGTACTCGCAAGTGATTTTGACTCACAAGATTTTGTAGACAAAGATGTAGAATTAGGAGTTAGAATTCGCAATGAAGAAATTAAATTAGAGATAGCTGAAAAAAGATATAATCTCTTATTTGGAAGTGAATAATTAAAACATTTTAAAAGGAGGATGTTATGGGATCAGGAACATACTGCAGCGCAACTAGAACAGTTAGAGCAGAAGCTAGTGGTTTCTACACTAAAGCATTAGAAGAAGTTTTTCCAAGCACACAACTCAACAACGCTATGAATCCTCATGGTGTTAAAATTCGAGAATCAAGAGATTCAGAGCAACACCCAAATTCCCTTGCAATCATGCTAGCACTTGATGTAACTGGTTCAATGGGAACAATTCCACATTTCTTAGTCAAAGATGGTCTGCCTAATGTAATGGATAAAATAATTCAAGGTGGTATTGCTGATCCACAAGTTCTATTCTTAGGTGTGGGAGATCATGAATGCGATAAGTCACCTTTACAAGTAGGACAATTTGAATCAAGTGATGAATTACTTGATAAGTGGTTAACAGCTTTACACATTGAAAGAGGTGGTGGAGGAAATGACGGAGAAAGCTACATGTTACCTTGGTATTTCGCTGCACAACATACTTCTATTGACTGTCTGGAGAAGAGAGGTCAAAAAGGTATTCTGATTACTATAGGTGATGAACCTGTTCTGCCTAAAGTTCCTTCGAGATTTTTGCAGCAACTTATGGGTGACGGACAGTATGAAGATTACACATCAGAAAAACTTCTTGAAAAAGCTATGGAAAAATATCATGTATATCATATCCATATGAGACAAGGCTACAATGGAACTAGAGAAGAAGTAATTAATGGGTGGAAACAAATACTGCGTGACAATCTTATGATTGCAGAAAAGAGAGAAGATGTTGAACAGATTATAGCAGACATTGTTCTCAAGCATGGTAGTGATGTAGATACACCTGTTACTTTACCAGAAGATGAAACAGTAGAAGAGGAAGTGATTCTATGAACAAAGCTGTCATAGGTTTAGGATTCGGTGACGAGGGCAAGGGTAAAGTAACTAGCTACCTTTGCTCTAAAGACCGTGATGCTATGGTTGTACGTTATTCTGGTGGACAACAAGCAGGACATCAGGTAATGATCAACGATCAACAGCATGTGTTTTCCAACTTTGGAAGCGGTACTTTACAGGGAATCCCTACTTACTGGTCAGAGTATTGTACATTTGATCCTGTAGGCTTTCTTAATGAATGGAAAGTTTTGCTAGAGAAGGGATACAACACTCCTGTCATGCATGTTCATAGAGATAGTCCTGTAACTACACCTTATGATATGCATTGGAATGTAGGTGTTGAAAAGCTTTATTCTCATGGAACTTGTGGAGTAGGTGTTGGACAAACACATCAGAGGCAGCAAGATTTTTATTCCATTACTGTAAAGGATTTATTTCATCCCACAGTTTTAAGAATAAAGCTTAAGGAACTTAGCAATCATTATTATGATATGGTTCTAGATATGGAAGAATTCCTAGAAGCCTGTGATACAGTGATCAGAGATCATTTTTTCATGGTTGATAAAATTCCTAGTGGGTTCAATTATATTTTCGAAGGATCACAAGGATTGTTACTAGATCAAGATATAGGATTCTTTCCTCATGTGACAAGATCGAATGTAGGAACTAAAAATATTAGTTACCATAATCCAGAAACTTTTCTTGTTACTAGAGCGTATCAAACTAGGCATGGTAATGGTGCTATGACTAATGAAAAGTTAGTTCATCATATAAAAGACAATCCTTACGAACAGAATTTTGATGATGGTATACAAGGAGAGTTCAGGAAAACATTATTAGATATAGACTTGTTGCAGTATGCTATTGATTCAGATAGAGGAATTGATAGAAGTCAGTCTACTTTAGTCATAACATGTTTGGATTTAATTACTGATGATTACAGTTTGACGATTGATGGACAGAAAGTAAAGTTTCCTAATGAATATGAGTTTGTGAAATTCATTCAAAACAAACTTGATATTTCGAGGTTGCTCACTGGTTCTTCACCGTTGTCAGAAGATTTAAAAACTATTTAATTTTTTATAAAGGAGAAAGAAAATGGAAGACAAAAACGAAAGATTTAAAAGAATAGCAGGATCACAAATTTACGACAACCTGCCAATGGGTTTACTAGAAGACTTCAAAATCTACTACAATAATGTCAGAGAAATAGACGGAAAGAAGGTTAAGACACCACTGTTAACTGAGGATGGTAGAAGAAGAATTGAAGTAGTTATTAAAATTGATGGAACTGAGTATCACGGACACACAGCTTGTAGTAAAAAAGACAATTTCTGTAAAATTCAAGGTAGAAAGATTGCTTTAATCAGAGCTTGTCAAGCATTCTGGAATAGTAATTACGTTATAAACAACACAGTGGGAATGGTATAATTGATTAAAAACTTAACAATTCAAAATTTTCAGAGTCACAAGAAAACTGAGCTAGACTTTGATGATGGTATTAACATCATAATCGGACAATCTGATTCTGGTAAAAGTGCTATCATCAGAGCTTTGAATTGGGTAATCAACAACAAACCATCAGGAGAAGCTTTCAAAAGTAAATGGGGTGGCGATACTAAGGCAATCATAGATATAGATGCTTACAAGATTTTAAGAGAAAAAGCAAAGAGTAATTTATATGCTATATACACAGGCGAACAGACAGCAAGAACACCTTTTCTTAGTTTCGGACAAAATGTACCAGAAAATGTAAAGAAATTATTAAACTTCTCCTCCTTAAACATAGCGAACCAGTTCGATTCTCCTTTTCTGTTAGCTATGTCGGGAGGAGAGGTTGCTTCATACTTAAATGAGATAGTCAATTTAGACAAAATAGATACATCCCTAGCTAACATCAACAAGTCTCTTAAAGGTGAAAAAACCCTACTTGAGAAGGCAAAATCGGAGCTAGAAGCCACGCAAATCCGATTAAGGGGGTTTGACCACCTAAGTGAAGCCGAGGCTTTGTTGATCGAAATTGAGGACTTAGATAATGAAGTTCATGAAAAGAAAGTCAATCATAAAATACTATCGGAAACACTAGAAAGCATTGAATATTGTCAGGAAGAATTAAAGAAATTAAGTGTAGTTGACTGTCAAAAGGACATAGTTTCAATTGAAAAAGATTTGGCAGATTTAATGAAGAAAAGATGGAAATTAAGTGATTTAACATCTACACTATCAACACTCACTGATATACAGACTGACTTAGATTGGAATAGAATAGAACTGGAAGAAGAAAAAGACAAATTTGAAGAGTTGATGCCTGAACAGTGTCCTTTATGTGGGGCAGAACAATGAAAAACGCTACAACAATTTTGAGCGCAGATTGGCATATTCGTGGTGACAGACCAGTTTGCAGAACAGATGATTATATGGAAGCACAAAAAAAGAAGATTGAGTTTATTCAAGAATTAGCTAAAGATAATCAATGTCCTATTTTAATAGCAGGAGATGTTGGACATAGACCGATGTGGGGAGATAAATTATTAAATTGGTTTATAGAAATATCAGATGATTTTGTTGACGGTTATTTTGCTGTGGCAGGTCAACATGATCTTCCTAACCATAAACTTAATGATTGGGAAAAGGCAGGATTAGGAGTACTTGACAAAAGTATTAATAATTTCAATATGTTAAGAGGGGATTTTTATAGTTATCCACATAGTAATTTAACATGGAGAATATATCCTGCCCATTATTCTATTGGGATATACCCATCTGATGATAATTATAAGTTGGACACAAAGTATGTATTACTTCTGCATCAAATGGTTATCAAGTCTCAGGATGATAAATTATGGTACGACCAGAAAGCTGATCATGCTAAAAGACTCTTAAGAAAGTTTCCTTGTTACGATTTAATAGTATCTGGTGATAACCATCAATCGTTTGTTGTAGAGCATGAAGGTAGGCTTCTTGTCAATGCAGGAAGTTTAATGAGAATGTCTGCGAATCAAATTGACCACAAACCATCTGTTTACCTTTGGTATGCCGAGGATAACACAGTTGAGAGAGTCTACCTTCCTATAGAAGAAGATGTTATTGATAGAAGTCATATTGATGTAGCGAAAAAAAGAGATTCTAGAATAGAAGCTTTTGTAGATAGACTTGATGAATCTTATGATATTGATTTTAATTTTGAAAAGAATTTAGAAGAGTTTTTCACCAAGAACAAGGTGAATGATAAAACAAAACAGAAGATATGGGAGAGTTTAGAATGTCAATAACAGATGATTTAACTACTCTAAAAGATAGAATAGAACTCAGAAATACAAAAGTTATTAAACTCGAAGGACAGGAAGAATCGTATTTCAATTATTTAAAAGAAGAACATAAATGTGATACCTTTGAAGAAGCGGAAGCTATTGCAAAAAAAGAAACAATTGCTATAGAAAAACTGGAAAATAAAATTGAGAAGAAGCTTGAAAAATTAAATAAACTTTTAGATAATGATTAAAGAACTCAGATCACGAATAGATCAGGAAAAAGGTAAGAGAGATGAAGTTAATAGAAGCTTTTTAGAGTTAGATTCTAGAAGAAAAGAACTTAAGAAGTCTGTTAGACGTTCAGAAGAAGCTCAAGCTATTATCCAAAAGGTAGCCAAAGATACTCAAAGCCAGTTAGAAATACACATTTCTGATATAGTCACTATGGCTTTAGAAACTATCTTTGACGATCCCTATGAATTCAGAATTGAGTTCGTTGTTAAACGTAACAAAACTGAATGTGAATTAATTTTTGAAAAGGATGGAGTTAAAATTCATCCATTATCTGCAAGTGGAGGTGGTGTTATTGATACCGCCTCCTTCGCTTTAAGAATTGCTTTGTGGACTCTTCAAACTCCAAGAAGTAGGAACACAATTATATTAGACGAGCCATTCAAGTTCTTATCCAAAGACCTACTCCCAAGAGCCTGTGATCTTCTACAGGAACTACAAAAGAAATTAAATCTTCAATTCATAATCGTAACCCATCTTGACGAGTTGGCAGAGTGTGCTGATAAAACTTTTGAAGTAAGAATTAAGAAAGGAGTAAGTAAAATTAAAAACTGACTACATCAGCAGAAGTAACTCCAACTGCATTATCACTTACATTAACTCCTCCGCTTGTTACAAAACTATGTCCTATATTTGCATCAACCGAACTGTTTCCAAGTTTCCATTGTTGTACTAAATTTGCTGATTGGTCGTAGTTGCCAAAATTTGATGTTAGGTTATCTTTAAATCCAGTACCACTACCTCCAGCACCGTTATATACTGCTGTTCTATTGTTACTGTCTAATGACACATTCCATATAGACACAGCACAAAGGTTTCCAGAGAACAAAGAACCTCCGCCAACACCAGCACCGATATATATTCTCCTTGCATCATCAGCCAATGTTCCTGTTATATCGGTATTCTTTATCCAGCTTGCAACAGCAGCACCTCCATCAAAATAGGCATTTAAGGTGGTGTTACCTGTCCATGTAACAAATACATGAGTATTTGTACTTGCCGAATACTCTCCATCTTTTTTCCATGATTTAGTAAGTGTACCACTACTATCAAAAAGCTCTACCCTGAATCCTTGCGTGGTTTGTATATCTATTAACTGAACAGTAATTCTACTATTATTACTTGCATCAGGATCAAGCACCATTAAGGAATTGGTACCTGAAGCATTATCCACATTAAACCAAAAGCCTATTGTAAATGTGTCGCCAAATCCAAGTGTTTGCTCTGAGGTTTTTGCTAGGTACTCAGTACTACCATCAAGGTCAACGGCATTTAAGTGAGGGTCAGTAAAAGTTATTCCAGTCCCTGCTCCCCCTCCAAAACCCAACATATAATTTCCACCAGCCATTATACGAGGTCTTTTATCAAAATGATGACAAGGATTAATTAGACCCCCTCTCCTTCTATATATTCCATTCTCTTCAATCATACTGGTTGTTCTCCCTTTAACAATAATCTAGCATTAATTTTGTCCCAAACTGATTGAGGGAAATCAGCCTTCTTTAAAGGAGCAGGGTTAGATGCAATAGCTACCATTAACTTTTCTACTATGTCAAATAAACCATTATCTAATCCTTGTACTTTAGCATTAACTCTATCTTGTAATTCTTGCGCAGTCAGAGCTACTTTGTTCCAACTCATTACTCTTTTAGTAAGTGGAGGAACATCTACATTTAAATCAGATATATCAGGTTGAATGACTACCCTTACAAGCTTCTCTACCTCTTCATCAAAAACTGGTTTACTTTCTTTTGTTACTTCCAACCATACAGTAGGTTTATCAAAAACTCTTGTGTCTCCTTCTGAAAAATCAAAGTTCTTAGTTTTAATAACATCTCCAGTAACCCTATTAATATTTGCATATGTTGGCATTATGTATCCTCCTGCGCATCTGTTGTTATAAATAATTTTACACCTATTAATGTAGCATCTTCTGTAGCTGTATCGTTTGCATCTGATACATCTCTGAATACTCTAAAGAAGCTCATATCATCATCAGCAGGAGTACCTGATATTGTTATTGCTCCACTCTCTGCTGAAACCAATAATTCCTCCGCAGCACTTTGGTTAGCATCATCAACAGTAATGGCTGTTCCATAAGCTACATCAATAGATGAATTGTCTGATACGGCTACTCCTTGAATTGCCCAAGTTACTCCATCAGTATCTGTTGCTGTGGATTCCCAAAAGAACTGGGCTGTTACTGTTCCCAAGTTCCATCTCTTAGGTAAAGCTGCCTGAAATTGAACATGTTCATCTGCACTAGCATCAAAAGCAAATCCACTTATATCAGGTCTCCCTGCTGTTGTCTCTGTGTCTGCTATTGCTGCTGCCCCATTAGAAGTAGTTGGTCTCATAGCAGCAGCTGGAATGAATATAGTATGTTTTCCTATTGAGGGTAGAGAGTTAAATATCAATCTCCAATCTCCTGCTGCGTATTCATAAAAACCTAATACTTGTCCTGCTACTGTTGTAATATCCCTTCCTGCAGGTAAAACCAAATTAGTTGCATGATGAGTATAAGTTACTGCTCCATCATGTTGTAAATATTTTGTAGCCCCTACACCTAAAGCACTAAGAGCCGTTACTCCAGTTGTTCCTGTTACATCTGCAAATCTTCCATCAGCTACTACTGGTAATGTGGAAGCACTTGCAACATCTGCACCTACAATCAATTCTCCAGTAGACAGTTTGAACAAAGTAATCCATGCTGAGTTAGCTGCATTTCTTTGTTTATATAAATCATTTGCAGTATCAGCCCAAGTTTGGAATGCAAAGGTAGTAGAGGGTGCTGTAGCTCCTGAACTATGTGTAACCAATGCTCCTAGTTGTGAATTGATATCTGCCCTTACTGTAGCCCCATCAGCATTAGCTACATTCATATCGTCTTGTGACATTAATTAGTCCTCCATAACATTTGTTCTTCCTCTTCTCTTTTCTTTAAATTATCTTCATACCATTTTACCCATTCTGTACATTCATAAGGCATTATTTCTACTGATTTGCTATCAATGACAGCTTTCATAAATAGATAAAAAACTCTTTCCTTTGGATATTTTGGTTTTTTTGGTTTTTTAAAATTGTGTCCAAACGGTTCAAATCGTTTTTGTTCCTCATTGTATTTATATCTACCATCAACAGCTAGATCACAATCGTCTGGAACAACAACATCATCTTGTGTAGGTTTGGCTTTTGTTTTAAAACCAATCAATTTTTTATTATTCCCTACTTTTTCAAATACGGCTATTTTAACCATTACAATTCCTCCGCAGTAACTTGTAAAGTATCAACTAAAATATTAAAATCAGAATCTGTAGTAGTAAGTTGACATCTAAAATCAAATCCTCTAGCATTAAATTCCGCACTATCTAAATCATTCCAAGCAGACCACGATGCTGCAGAAGTTGCAGGATCATCATCAGTATGTCTTACCTGTACTTGTGCTGTAGCAGGTGCTCCACCATCTCCATCCCAATCTTCTCTATCATCTACGTTACCTGCCCATGAATCTATACGATCAAGTAATCCAGTTATAGTTACTGAGATATTAGTAGTAAGCCTGACAGCCTTTACGGTTGTTAAATCATAACCTGCTGCAAAATCATACGTACCACTTGTATCCATTCCACCTTCACTATCCCAATCTGTTATTAAATCTATGTCAGCCCAAGTATCGAATAAATCAGAAGCAGTTAATTTAAGTACTCCATCTGGTGCTGTAGTATTAGTGTGTATTCCAGAGAAAGCTGTTTCTTCTATCACATCGGAAGCAGCACTAGAGAATGATTGAATAGTAGCTTGTTTAGTATCTATCTTTGTTACTGTACTAGGTCTGCCACCAACATCAAAAACTTTAGCTAAGTAAGTCCCTGCCTTTAAAGGCAATTGTGCAATTAAAGCAGAGGCCATTGCAGACGTTCCAATAGAAACAGACTGCGCCCAAGAAGCATTAGAAGCATCTGCTTCATTTGAATGCCTGAACCTAACTGTTCCACCAAATTTAACATCTAATGCAGGTGGAGTACTCCATCTCAACAATGCTGAACCACCAAAAGCTGATATAGTTAAATTAGATAATGCATCAGGAGCAGATGTTTGTCCTACTATTAAAACTCCATTAGCATTAGAAAAATTTCCATTAACAATAAAATTTAGACTTACCGCTTGGACTCTGACATCATAAGTTTCCCCCTCGGCTACATCACCTAGTACAATTTCATTGCTAGTTTGTGATATAATAGTAGCAGGTTGAAATAATCCTGCTGAACTTGTTACCCTTATTTGTGCGTTTACCGATACATCAGGCACATTTAGTATAGGAGTAAAATCCACAACCAATCTAGGAAGCAGTGTCTCTCCCATTCCTATAACCATGACACTTTCATCTGTCCTAGTACCAGTAATATTTATGTCTGGTAAAGGATTATCCGTTACTATCTTAGAATCAAAAGATGGAATTGTTCCTGTAGCTGCATCGTATACACTAGAAGAGTTAGGAACTATATTCAATCTTGCTGTCAGATTTGATTGAGGTTCTACTGATAATAATAACCCCTCTATTGTTTCTGAACCCGAAATACCAAAACTAAATAAATCCCCTACTACTGGAGCACTAGCTATAGCTATAGCAGAATCAAATGTAATTGTGGTTTGATCTCCTACATCTAATACAACTGTTTTAACTATTTCTTGATCTGCTAAAGTTCTGATGGATGCTCCATAAGATTTACCTGCCTCCATAGTAAGAATTTCATCAGAAGTTATTCCTTCAACATCTCCTGCACTGTTTAAATTAACAGTTTTAATTCTTCCAGAGGCTATCCCCACAACAAGAACATCATGTGTAACCAGAACCATATCACCTTTTTTAGCTGTGATATATTCAAAGTCTGTACTTAAGCTCCATCTCTCAGGTCTTAATCTTAAAACTGCTAAGTTATGTCTGCCTTGTTTCCATACATGATCTGAGTCAGTAATACCTATCGCATCTAGTTGTTCGAATACAGTAGCGTTAGCAGAAGTGAATCCATCGTCAAATACTACACGTTCATCAGATTCCCACTCCTTATCTCTATTAGAAAAACGCATTCTAAAAGCATGAGGTATATCTACAAAAGATTTTTCTGCCTCAAAACTCCAAGAATTTCTAGGTGTAAAATGCTGAGTAGGCACTGTTTGGGCTTTATCTATAGCAATTCCCCACTTACCATCTACTTGAGTAACACTACCTCTACCTGCTGCCACAATAGCTGTAAGAGTTTCCGCAACACTTGCTTGGAAATCTCTAATCATGTTGAATTCAAAATTGTTAGTTGCACAATGAGTATGAAAAGCTTCTATACTGTCCAAATCTAATCGTGCATCAGCAACAGCACCATCATTGGCAACTCCCTGTAACACATGTCTGAACAGTGAAGCAGGATTACTACTTACTGCTGTAGACCAAGCAGAGCCTCCAAAATCTGATACATAAGAAGATACTGTAGCATTTAGGTTATCAATGACTCCACTTAATTGATCAGTAGCTTTTACTGTTAAAGCAGTAGCTGCTAATGGATGTGGGAAGTTCAATGGGTCTTCATTTGTTATAGATCGCATGGTAGTCCAATGAGCCAAATCAAAAATACTATCTGTATCAGCATTTGTATTTGTTCTTCTCACTCTAACCTCATAAGTACCTCTCGTTCCTGTTGCCCATCTGAAACCCACTCTCTTTGCAGAAGTAGTATTATCAAGAACAGTTATTGCTGACCCTACTACTGCTGAATCGGGGACACCTTTGGCAGTAAAAGTTGGGGCAGCAAATGCCCCATTTAATATTCTAAATTCAATTTCTATTACGACACTTTCTGGTTCCCTGTAACCCTCTGGTGATATATTAACTAATCCAGAAGGGAAAACAATATCAACACTAATCTCGTCTGTGTTTGGTTCAGTTGTTCTGGTAGTCCAACTATCTGCTGCTAACAATAGAACAGAGAAATCAGTTTGAGTAACTCTGTCTGGAAATAAAGATAAAGCAGAATCTCCTGCTACTCCCTCATTTGTCTCTATTTGTATATCATCAAAATTAGCTATAGGCTCTGCCCCTATTTTTATATCATCTATTTTTAATCTGCCATATCCCCAAACAACCAACATTCTCATATGTTGATCGTTTCCTACTAATTCTGTAAACACTTTAGCACCTAATGGGGGAACATTCTTATGCACTCCCAAAACTACTGGTACTGGGGCGAAAGGTCTTAGACCATTTCTAGCTCCTTCAATAAACAGTGTAGGACTCTCTCTGAAATTATCTGTACTGGATAATGAGCCTAAATTTGGCGATACTGCACTAGCAGGTGGAGATAATGCATTTACAGCTAACATTCCCACACCTGAAACTACTCCAAATACCAATGCACTTCCAAGTGCGGTAAATTGTGCTCCTGCAGCCCCACCCAATAATGGAGCTAATGATAATCCTCCTGTAGGAGCAGAAAGTGCTGCAGCTACAGCGAATACAGCTATTTGTGCAACTACTTTAAGAGGGTTTTTTCCTCCACCATCGCCACCCCCACCACCTGTGGGAACTATTCGAATCACTAACACATCTTGATTTTGAAGAAGGGTTGTCTCCCATTCATTTTCTTCTAAGTATACATCGTTCAGACATATGTGAGCATGTCTTCTCAAAACTTCATCTGGTTGAACACACTCTAGAACGTCTTGAACAGATTTTCCTTCTACTGTTATATATTTATCAGTGTTAGCAGCTTTAAATGGATGTGGTACGGCTATAACCCTAGCTTTATCCTTGACATCAGGATGAATCATTAAATTATTTTCCGACATATCTATATATTCCCTCGATCCTTCTAAAGTTGTTTATTCTTTCGTATGTTGTGCCTGTACCATGTTCTGTATGCAGCATCATTTTATTATCTACCGCTATCCCTACATGACAAGTTCTTCCAGAAGCAAAGTACATAATACCATCACAAGCTTGTGGCTTATCAACTGCTTTCCAATTATCTTCAATTCCTTGCAGAAATAATTTTTGCAAGAGAACTTTGTCCTTAATACTCTTATAATCATTGTCATATCTAGGAAGTTCTATTCCTAAAACTTCTTTATATGCCATGTAAACTAATCCCCAACAATCCCAATTATCCCATGATCTTCCATGAGGTTTAAAAGGAACTGAGATAGCTTTTTTTGCGAATTCTTCTATAGTCATTTAATTTTAAAAGATAGCAGGAAAATATGCAGGAGAAAATTGTCCTGCAGGATAAGGTTCCATTTCCATATTCTCTGCAACCAATTCTCCACTTACTGTAGTAAAGTTCCAAGATACATTCCTTAAAGTCAAAGGCACGAAATCTATTTCTATAGTGTCGGGGTCTGCTGCCCTTATTACTTGTATTGTAACTGTGGGAGCAGAAGTAATATTCCTAATGTGTGTAGCTATTTCTCTTGATACATTATCAATAGTTAAAGTAGCTCTTGTTGGAGAGTTCTCCCTATTATCTGGTAATGTAATATCAAAGGGAAAAGCTGTAAAGGTGACACTGTTAGAAACTATGTCCTCATTATTATTCACCACTGTTACATCAGGACTTATATCAGCATGTGATATAGTCAGCAAGACTAAAAATACATCTGATGTTTCCTGTAGAAATGCCTGTTGTTTTGTTGTATTTGAAATAGCCATTACGGTAATATCTCCAATTGTAAAGTAGCTCTCCACATTCTTGTTGCTGTAGAAGTAGTATCACTATTAGACAGTAATTGCCATGAAGGAGGTTGTCTGAATCTACATGTTATAGCTGAATCATCTACTGGGTCTGTCCAAGTAAAAGTAGCTGACCCTTCTGACGTAGTAGTAATGTAAAACGTATCAAAAGTAGCTCTCTGTGTACCATTTAACAACATAGCAATATCTAAATTCCTAACTGCTGCTGTGAATTTTTTTCTGACTTTAGGAGCACCCTGATCCATTGACGATCTTGCTAATGCATTCTGTCTAATGTCTGTGATGTTCATAAAACCTTGTTGTGGTAATGAAGCTGGCCATGCTGCCATATCTTATCTCCCTGTTAATTTTGGATTCATGTTTGCAAATGTATTTCCTAGTTTCTGAAAGGTCTTAGTTCCCGGTCTAATAGTCTTAGCTATTTGTTCGTCTAAGATTACATTCACACTCTTTCCATTGTCTGTTTCAGTCTCTTCTGTTCTAGTGCCCTCTGGTGCTCCTATAATATTTATCTCTACGTTAGAACCACCACCTTGAAAATCTTTAAATCTGTCAAGTGGTATTAATGCTTCTTTACCTGCCTCACCAAAAATACCTGCTGTAGGTTTAGTTGCTACTCCACCATCCGCAAACAATCCTAATGATGATACTACAGGATTAATACCTGCACCTTGAGGTGATGTAACAGACGATAATGGTGTTGCAGTATTAGAACCACCTCCAAATAAGCTGCCTATGAAACCACCTGCACCACTACTTGTAAATACTGATCCTAATAAACCACTACCAGTTCCGCCCACTACAGAAGCTCCAAACAAGCTTTGCATTAAAGGCTGTATAACTCTGATTTGTATCGCCATTTTCATAATCATCCTAGAAAATGACTCTAAAACATTTGCAAAACTAATTTCTGCTCCATGCGCCCAATCAACTATCATATCTGCTGTTCCATCTGCCCAATCTTGTGTCGCTCTGAACATAGCTTGGAAAGCTGCACTGTTTTTTAACTTAATTCTTTGTATAGAGTTTGTTCTAAAAGTTTCAAATTCTTTTTGAGTAACTAATCCTTTATCAACTAATATTTTAAATTCGTCAGACTCTCTTTTTAATTGAGCAATTGCAAAATCTGCATTTGAAAGTGACACCTTGTCTTTTGCTATTTGAAAATCTTTTATTTGTGTTTTAAATGTTTGTAAATCAGATTTTCTTCTCTTTGCTGCTTCTGCATCAGGATCAACAGTAGTATTTACATCTGTCTTGCTTAATCCACCTCTTAAATCAGTCAGGTTCCCGAATGAATTAAGAAATGCATCAGCTTTCTTTTTTGTCTCTTCTGCTTCTGCTAATTTTGCTTCAATACCACTTTGAAGAATATTTCCTACAGTTGTACTTATAGGATTTGCAAAGAAAACACTTAACAAACCTTTTTCTTTTAAAGTTATCAGCAAGTTAGTAAATTGAGTTAATGCAGGTAATATTTTCCCACCTAAAGATACTTTTAGATCATTTATATTCTCTACGAATAATCTCAATTGTTGGTTATACAATTCTTGAGCATCTGCTGTTGTTCTATTAGTAATTCCTGCTCTCTCAACAATACCATTTAAATCTGCCTGTTTTTTCTCAGCTTGATTTATAATTGCTGTGGCTGCTCTTAAAGCTCTGTTTCTTCTAAATATAACACTCAATTCTTCTGCACTAGCATCTTTGAACTTAAGAATTGAATCTATAAATTTACCATTGGCTATAGATGTAGAATTTAAAGTAACACCAAATTTTTCAAATGCCAATCTTTGTGATTCTATAGGTTGCTGCTTTGTGAAAACATTTATCAATGCACGAAATTGTGTTGCAGTTTTCGAAGCACTTCCTGCTACCCTACTTATACTTGCAAAACCTACACCTAAATCTTCTAATGATACCCCTGCAGATTTAGCAACACCTATTACAGTACCTATATTTTTAGCAAGGTCTTCTAAAGTCAACCTACCACGTTTCTGTGTGGCAAATAAGAAATCACTCGCATCAGCAACATCTCTTAATTCATTTCTATAAAGTTGAAAAGTTGAAATTACTGCTGATGTCGCAGTACTTACGTCTGTGAAACCACCAACGGATAATTTAGTAGATTCTCTCAGAACATCCAAAGCTTCTGACGTTGGAATTGTAGCATCAATAATATCCTTTAGACCTTGTGCCAAATCAGTTTTTGATCTCCCAAATTCTTTAGATAAGTCTATAATACTGCCTCTGAAATCTCCAAATACTAAATTAGAATCTTCCAAAAGAGAATTGATTTTACCTAATGATTCTTGGAAATCACCTGCTTGCTTTACAGCATCTCCGAAAATTTTACCAATTATAAGAGTGTTAACAGCACCGAATGCGATTACCGCAGACCTAGCTGAAAGGATAGACTGCTTCATTGACTTGTAACCAGTAGTTCCTTTTTTTGTGAATCCTGTTACTTGCTTCTCAGCTTTCTTAAGCTCCCTTTGAAGCTTGAAAGTTTCACCATCAATTGTAACTGTTAATGTTCCTATATTAGCCATATATTATTCTTTCTCTTTTATCATTAATCTCATTAAATCAACATGATCTGCTGTTGTTTGTTCTTTTCTACTTCTCTTACCCTCATATAAACTAGGCATAAAATCGTAAGGTGTGAATTGTTTCGTTCCTTCTTTCAATTTCAAGTTAATAAGTAGACTACAGTATCTACCTATCCTACTCCACTCGGCTTCCTCGCCAAATGGTTCTACTGCGTAAAAAATTTCCCAATCACTAAGTTGTTTCGAAGTCAGACACTCCATTAAATAATCTGGATGTGGGAAACCTAAAGCCAAACAAAGTCTGAATTTAATAAGGTTGCTTGGCTTCTTTAGTTTTTTACCAGTTCTTCAACTTCTTCTTTTTTAAGTCCTGCAAGTCTTTGTCCTACTTCGAATAATTTATCCATTGCAGAAGCTGATTTCTTTCCTAAGTCAACTAGATCAAGTTTACCAAACATTAGTTTTCCTTTTTCATCTACTACTGTTGCAGCAACGAATTTAGCTCTGATGTTTTCCATATCACCTTCATTACCACTTATTAACTGCTTTTCAAATTCATCTCTCTCTTTAGCTGTAATAGTTCTTACCTGAACATCTCCACCCCATTCTTCTACGTGAACTGTCTCAGTCTTTAAATCTTGTGCTTGCATTATTTGTTCTTTTGTTAAAAAATTACTCATTTGAAAACTCCTCTGGTTAAGGTTAAAAATCTTATTATGATGTCTCTGTAATTTGTCCGTCTATTTTGATAGTCACACTCATTGTGATTTTATCATCTAATGGTATACTCTTACTGATAGCTGTTACCCAACCAGAAAAAGCAAACTCTGTGTTTCCTGTATCAGGCATAACTAATACGTAAGATTGAGCAGTTGTGTTATTTTCAAAGTCAGTGTTAAGTAAATCAAATCCATTTCTTGTGTAGTTCATATCTAAAACTACTTCTCCACCATCCCTGAAACCACCAATAAACTCTCTATAACCACCTGTTGAGTCAAGAGTAGTCACATCAATTGTGTCTCTCGTTCTATTCGGCCCCGATATAGAATTAACTTCTGCCAAAGCTACAGCATTTCTTTTGAACACTGTTCCTACACCACTAATTGCACTACTTGCCATTTTATTTCCTCCTAAATGTTAAGCTGTTCTAATAATTCTAAAGTTACATGTCCACATAGGGCGATTGTTTTTATCAAATCCTAAATACAATAAATCCGATGTGGCTATGATATGTACATACCTAGTAGAATTAACTGTTGTGTTTTTTACTCCATGCAAAACATCAAATACAGTTTCTGCTAATGTATAACCTGCTTCGTAACCAAACTTATCTCCTCTTATTTTCATTTGGATTGTTGGTTCCTTTAAGCTTCTGTTTGGATCAGGTTGTCCACCACCTGTGTCATAAACAGTTACTACTTTATCAGCAACCCCACCACCATCAGGTTCTTGTCCCACAAATAGATCAGTTCCAAATGTAAGTCCTGTGGCTGCAGATGATGCTTCTAATAAATCTTTTATGTCCTCGCTTGGAGAATTCATCGTTTCACACTCTCTTTTAATATTTTAAGTATATCTCTTTGTGACATCTTTACAGCAGTTTCTAAAAACTTTGGAAATCCTATATCATGAACTTCTTCAACGGCTTCATGTTCTTTTAAAGCGTAGAAAGCTGTATGCCCTATTACTGCAAATGGATTAGGTCTTCTACTAGCTGTAAAGTCTGAAACTACTCCACCATGTTCTGCTGCCACTCTTTTACCCTCTGGTTCAGTAGTATCAAAATTACTTGTAGCAATAGCTTGAGGAGCTATTTTGTCTCCACCAAATACTACAAAGGCACTTTCTTTTAAATTTCCCTTATCCACTGGAGTCAATGCTTTTGATCTATCCATGACTAATCTACCTACTTTAAGCATACCTACTCTAGATAATCCACCTTCTATTTTCTTGATTTCTCTTTTAAGGTTTTTTATTACTAACTTGCCACCTATTACTTTTATTCCCATGTTTACCTCGTAGATGTTGCTTCTGTCATAAAGACTATCCTTTGAAACTTATCTGCTCTTAATGTTGGTATTTTAGTTCTTGCTTTCACTTCTAAAGCACCTGTCACATTTTTAGGATTAGTTTCATCTATAGCAGAAGCTATGTCAGTTAATGACCCTAAGAATAACCAATCATTAGGTTCTACATCCTGTCCTACGTATGCTATGTTGCTACTTTCTAATTTCTGACCTGCTGCAGTAGTAAACATCTTCTGTCTAATTTCCCATCTACCACTTATCTCAACTGGTGCTGAAAAGGTAGCTCCACCAAAACCATCTCTAGCTGAGAAAGCCCAATAGACTAATGTTTGATTGTGTCCTCTGTTTAAAAATGATGTCATTATGCATCCTCTGCTCTGCTAATTGCTAGAATTGGTTTAAATCTCCCTATTCTCTTTCCTAAATTTGCTAACGATCCTGATGTATCTAAAGCCAATGCTGTTTGTCCATAGAGAGTAGAATTTAATAGTGTCTCATTTGAAGCACCAAAGAATGTAGATTTTGTTTCTCCTACTTCTTGTACTTTCTCTTGTGGCTCTAAACTACATTTGAAAAAATGTGCTGCTAACCATCTCTCTATCTCTTTTAACAATGTAGTGTTTGTTATTTTTGCAGGTGTAGATAATACTGTAGTTACTAATGTATTAGCTGCAGTTATAAATGGAGTAAAACTGCTAACATCAGTATCAAGTATTGCTGCCACCTCACTATCTGTGACACGAGCCATTAGCTCTTCTCCCTTCTAGAAGCCTTTAACCAACTTTTTCTGGTAGCCTCTGACAATTTTTTACGTGTTTCTTCTGAACAAGTCCTATCGGAAGAAGAACCTTCTTTTCTCGTATCTCTTCCTCTCAAAGCTTTACTTATTTTCTCTTTGTGTGCTTTAGATAGTTTTGTTCCTTTCTTAGATTCTGTAATTTTTCTTCTCGTTTCATCTGAGATAACTAACTTCTTATGTATTTCAGACATCTTTCTTTTAGATTCCTCAGTATGTTTTCTTCCAGTATTTGTTTTAGATAACTTATCTTTAAATTCCTGAGATCGTTTAACACCTATTGGAGAATCAGCTTTCTTGTGTAGATTATAACCAATACCTCTTTCATAAGTTTTACAAAAATCTAGAAATCTTTGCTCTTGCTCTATTAGAAAGTCTGGTTCACAAAACGCTAAAACTTTGAATTCAAAGTTCTCTTCCCCATGCTTATTAAAAGCATTTTGAAGAAGTCTATTAGAATGTATGGAATTTTTAAGTTCTCTAAAATGTACAGTCTTTCTCGTAAAGACATTTTTGGAACTCCCTATATACCGTTTACCATTAATTTTACATGATATTTGGTATATTCCACTTGTCACTCTTGCCATATTATCCTAACCTTCCTTCGTCAAATGCTTGTGCTACAAGTTTGTCATTGACGATTGTTTTTCCTTCATTCCATAATGAGGGTGCTACAAATTCTTTAACTTCATTTTCTTTCCATTCCAAGTCTAGCCATTCAACTACTGATTTTACCTCACTAAATTGTCCATCAATCATTTCTTGAGGCCATACTTCTCTGAGGTCTAAATCAGCCTGTAACATCTCATTAAATCTATTTATGTGTTGGTGAATCCATCCTTGCCAACCTTGTTCTGTATCAAAAGCTCTCATGAAACCTGTTCTCATACAGGAATTTACTATCTCTTTACTTCTTCTCCTGACTATGATCCATTTAGCATCAGGAAATGCTGCATTCCATAAAGGCCACATTAAACACATCTTTGCACCTTTATAGTACCAATCATCATTCTCACCTACACCTTGATATCTAAGAGTGTCTTCCACTTTTCTTTTCCATTCTTCACCATCTAAATCTTTGAATAGATTTACATCTGGTAAAGGATGCTGCGCCATAGGATCAACTCCTAGAGTTTGAAGAAGAGGCTTAACCAGATTATTTCTGATATCAGCATTCTCAAACATTCCTTTCTTGTTGTATATAGTTGCAGGACTTGTCTGACCACCCTTTGCCCCACAAATATCTATAACTCCTGCAGTCATTGAGGTTCCTGACCTTGCACACCCCGAAATTAAGATTCCTGACTTCATTGTATAACCCCTTTCATCATTCTGCCCTTAGAATCTCTTTTTCTCTTTGACATTCTTATCTTGGCTTCTTGTTTCCATTCGTCAGTATGTTTTCTTCCTAACGTATGCTTTTTTCCTGTCATATAATTAGAAATTGCTTTCTTATGTTCGTCTGACAACTCCCTTCCTGACATATTCTTTTTTGCTTCCTCAGTATGTTTATAACCAGTGAGAGTTTTCCTTATTTTTTCTCGTTGCTCTTCTGTAACAATTCTATTCTTATTTTTATCAGCATATTTTTTTACTCTAGGATCATCTTTAGTCAATCCTTTATTCCAAGGTATTCTGCCTTTTCCTGACTCACTAATTTTCTTTTTAGTTTCATCAGATCGTTTGACACCTAGAGAATTTGTTGCTAAATGATTTATATTGTAGCCAATTTCTCTGTCATATGATTGATAAGCATCTAAAGCATCTTGTTCAAAATCTAACAAATCTTCTTTCTCACAATTAATCAAAGGCTCAAATGAGAACATAAATTCACCATATTTATCCCATGCGTTTTGCAGATACCTGTTTCTATGGGTTTTATTATCTAGATGATGTTTATGCAATCTCCATCTTTCACTTAAGTTAACAGCACTTCCTATATAAATCTTCCCTGTTAACCTATTTACTATTTTATATATACCAGTTCCAGTAAGCAATATAGGATTTCTCATTTTATAATCTCCTTCACTTTTTGTGTTAATTTCTTAGGTGTAAGATTCTTAGTGTTTTCAACAAAATAAGTTTTCTCCCTTACTTCTGGAGGACAGCTATTCCACATAAAATCTTTATTATAATAATCATTCCAGATAATTATTGTTTTCTGTTTCAGAACTGTAGACATTATAGTTAACCCTGATGGATACCCTACAACTACCTCGCTTCCATTTATCAATCCGAAAAGTTCTTGTGTAGATGTCTCACCTCTTAAATCAATTGCATCTGGAAGTTTTCCTATCACATCACTCTGATCTTGGAAATTTTTATCCCATTCTGCTCCTACAAATACTGCTTTACATCCTGTCTGCTTGCATATCAAATTCACAGAATTTTCCATCTGCTTCTTGTTAAACTCTTCTTGCCACCTATTATAATGACCATGAAATAAGAAGTAGAATATAATATACTTACCGTACTTTTCCTTTGCTTCCTTTTCATAATTCATTTGTTCCAATGATTCAAACATTGGAGGAATCCAGTTACATTTTATTTCTGGATCAACCTTCTCTAGATCATTACCATTTCCTAATTGTCCATTCCAAGATAAGAAATAATCACGATCACAAATCCCTTCAAAAATTGTTCTTCCTGCATCTCTGTAAGCTTCTAACCATATCTCTTTTGGGTACTTATCTGTATTAAAAGTCTCACCTGTAGAATTTAAAAATGGGAACAATTCTATAAATGGAAATGCTCTTTTATGTCCATTGTATTGTCTATCTACATTACAAGCTACTGATACATCTACAACCTCTCCACCCCTACCTATACTTTCCATAAAGGATTGTACTTTAACTATTGACCAATATGCATCACCCATACCGGGTGGAACAAGCACAGTCACCCTCTCTTGTTTTGGTTTTACTATGGTGTAAACTATTTTAGACCTTATAGGAGTCTGTATTTTCTTAAACTCAAAACCAACTTCATCAAACAGTATTTCTAGTTGATCATGATTTAAATACCAAATATGTTCTTCTTTCCAGTGATGCTTCCCTTCTTCATCAAAGAAATTAGGGAAATCAATTATACACTTCCCCTCTTGCTTAGTTATTCTGAACATCTCCTGTAAAAATTCTCTAGGATCAATAACATGTTCCAACACATCATGACAAGTCACAGTATCAAAATAGTCTGTAGGAAAGTGTATATCAAGTAAATCTTTCTTATAGATATAAGTATCATCTACTGAGCAATCATATTCAGCTAATTCACATCCGTAAGCTTCTATTCCTTCTGCCCTACAAACATCAACAAATGCCCCACTACCAGAACCAACATCTAATAATTTTTGATCAGTTTTTAACTCATAAGACTTTAACCTTTTCTCAGCAACCGCCAAATCATGTCCATAATCTTTAGCCCCATATAAATTAGTAGTTGGTGGATAATTCTTATAAAATTTTTCATATTGTTTTTTCTCACTGAAATCTACAAATTGCCTAACTATTCCACAATTGTCACATTTGACAAACATTAAATCAAGTGTGTCTGACTCTTGAGTAACACCTTCTGGTGTGACTTCATAAGCTCTCTTTCCTACTCTCTCTCCAGAATTATTTCCGCATAAACATGGAATGGTTACCATAAATCTAAGTCCTCCTTAGTGTATCCCAAAGCACCCATAAAAGGCAATATAACAGAAGCTTTATTTTGTAAATAATTTAGCTCTGCCACTTTGGAACCTAGTAAAAAAATTAATTCCTCTTTATTCTTTTCTTTATACGCTTCTTTGAATCTATTATTTGGTGTATCATTTTTAACAGTCCAAGTGTTAGCAAGTGAATTTATTGTAGCAGTTTCTCCTTTAATCCCACAGTGATCTAACAACTTCTGAATAAGTGCTCTCCTAGCATTTGGATCAGGATTCAAATCTATAGGAAAAAACATTACGTTAGAATTCCCTGCCATTTTCTCTGCCATATTTACATAACCGTCTACTATATAAAAATGTCTCAATTCAGGATGCCTAGCTTCTCTTGTAAGAATAGCTGCTAGTGGATCACGAATAGGAATTACTGTCTTAAATATTTTAGACAGTACCTGTATACTATTTACACCCATCCATTTATCTAATTCAAATGGTGTTTGATAAGAAGATTCTATTGGAAAATGAGTTTGTATAGTAGAAGGATCATTGATATTTACACCACCTTCTAACAATCTCTTAGAATCAACTATATTATATCCAAATTTTTCTAGTATGCTTAATACAAACCATGTTCCTGTATGTTGTACAGAAGGTAAAAACAATATCTTATTTATATCCAATTAGTATATTCTCCTGCAGACATCTACCTCTGTTACTCTCATACTTTCGTAATCTTTACATACGTGATATATGAAGTTAGCTGCATCATCTGGTTCCATTAATTTATCGTAATCTTTTCTATGTCTTGATATATCTGATTTAAATGCTCCAAGATAAACACTTACTACCTTTATTCCTGCTCTTGTTGCATCAAATTGTATTGAATCTGCAAAACCTTTTAAGCCATGTTTTGATGCGCAATACATAAACTCTCTATCAGCACCAACTTTTCCTGCTATACTATTTACAAAGAGAATTAATCCATTTCTCTTCTTCACTTGTTTCCAAAGTTCTTTAGTCAACACCATAGGAGCAGTTAAATTAGTGTCTATCATATTTTTATACTCTGCAGAACCAACATCATCTATTCCTGCACTCTTATGAATTCCTGCATTAACAATAAGAACATCTAAACCACCCATTTCGTCAGATTTCTTTTTTAGTTTTTCTACAGTAGCTGTTTCTTTAATATCACCTTTGACAGTTTCACATTCAACATGGTAATCTTTTGTATGTTCTCTAGTAAAATTAAAAGACTTTCTTACACAAGGCAATTCATTCTGTCTACTATGAAGAATAAGATTGTAATCATGTTCAGCAAAAGCTTCTGCTAATGCTTTTCCTAGTCCCCTAGAGGCTCCAGTAATTAGTACGTTCTTTTTTATAATATCGGCAACCCATCTTTCTTCAAACAGATGATCGAAGGTTCACCCATTAAGTACGCATCCAACATTGCTTTTTCTGTTTCTTGCATATTTCTAGGAAAATAACCATGTATATTTTTAAACAGTGCCACCAACCCCTCTGCGTTAAGTGGTCTGTGAGTAGCTCCATGTGTTGGGTAATCACTATTACCTACTAACATAACTGGTAACTTTTGTTCATCTATATCAATCTTAATCTGCTCAAATGGTCTTTCAATTAAGAAAGGTGTTATAGAATACACTACAGGTCTTAAACCTTCCATAGCCATTCCTGCAGAAATACTAATCATACTTTGTTCAGTAAGTCCTAAGTTAAAATATCTGTCAGGAAATCTTTCTTTATATTCATCCATTTCCTGTTCTACGTCACCTGTTAATAAGACAATGTTTTTATCTTTTTCAGCTAACTTGCAAATTGTTTTTCCGAATGCCCTACGCATAAACCGCCTCCAATCTCCTTGTTTCCCATCGTTTTTTATGTGTTTCTGACATTTTCTTTTTTGTTTCTTCTGAATGCTTCCCTGTAAAACCTTTACCGCCTTTATTAGCTAAAGACATCCTTTCTCTTGTTTCTTTAGATATTTTTCTATTTCTTAAGATATTTTTATGTTCTTCCGATAATGTTTTATTCAAACCCTTTTGAACCATCGACATCCTCTTCTTAGATTCTTCTGAATACTTTACTCCTAAATTACTCCCTACAATAAGTTTTAGATTATAAAGATTATCATATCTATCTAAGGCTCTTTGCTCATAAAATATTAGATTTTCTTTATCACAATATAAGAGAATTTTAAATTCAAAAGCTTCTTTACCATATTTATTATAAGCATTTTGAAGATGTCTATTTTTATGTTTATTAGTTTTTAAAGTACTGAAATGGATATGCTTTCTAGCATATAAATTTACAGCACTTCCTATATAAGATTTACCATTGTGAATATTTGTTATTTTGTATATGCCAGCTCTTCGCAAAT